GTGCTTGACTTATCAGGTGTAGGCCAAACCTTAATTGTTGGTGTTGTTTGTTTGTTAATAAAAAATTGATTTGGCTTACCAGTGCTTGATTTAGTTGTTATATGAGCATATTCAGCTCTACTAAGTCTAGTTAAAGGTAAGTCTGTTGTTTCGGTTCCTACTGTTTCTCTAATAAAAACATCTAGCACATCAATAGGTGCGGTAGCGTTAGTGCTGTCAATATTATAAGTAGCCGTATCTTTTACCATGTCTAGTGTTTTTTCTTGCACTGTCCATTGATTGAGACCTCTATTGGCCCACTCTGCTAACATTAGATTGAGACTTCTGGTTGCACTTTTTAAATCATAACCAGTTCTGAGCTCTAAACCACAACGCTCGAACGCCTCCTCGACATAGTCAGCTACGTCAAGTTCAAAGTCTTTACTTCCAGATAATGCCATAATTATTCTCTATCTTCCTCTGGTGCATATAAATTGTCAAATGTTATGACCGGATCTGTATAACTTTCATGTGCCTCAGCAGAGTGCACCCACTGACTGGGTGAAAAATCTGGAGCTCCCTCGCCTGTTCTCCATAAGGCTGGATTGGTTGCTCTAACTCTATTATTTGGTAATGCAACAAAGTTACCTGTATATTCACCTGCGTCTGTCAAGTATAGAACGTGACTTTGTTTGTGTTGTGCAGGATCGTCCGCTATCGAGTGTTCGGTGTAGTCTACCGTAAACATGTACTTGCCCATATAGAACTCGCCACCTATTTTACAAAACCAAGGACTTGAGCTTACTCGATCTAAAATAACCACGCTATGATGGTGACTTAAACAGTCCCAAGGTTGTGCTAGATGATCCTCCATTGATTTTGGCCACTCTGGTAAGGGTATATCACCGATCAATGCTTGTATTGGCATCCTTGCCCACATTGCACCTCCATGCACATTTTCATCAGGATAACCTTCAAAATCAGTTTCACAACCAGTAAATACCACCTGAAAGGAGAGAGATCTATCTGGGATTGTGTTTACTGCAAAAGCCAAGGCATGTAAATACTCACCATGCCCATGTTGGTGATTGGTTGTAAACTCTTTCCTTACCCAGCATTTAAACTGCGGGATATTTGATATTAAATACGCCACCTTATTTAATTAAAAAGTATTACCTTTTTCCGCCTTTTGCTCTGTATTTGGTGTTTTTCATACCGCCACCTTTAGCCATGCCTTTTGTGCCTTTTATTTTTGCTATATCGCCACCTAAAGCCATTCTTACAGACGAAGGCATATTGGTCATGCCAGGATTAGCTTTCATTTCACTCATCAAAGCAGCTCCGCCTTTACTAAAAACTTTAGGACTGCCCATAGCTCCACCCATAGGCCTAGCTTTAGTGCCTTTCATCATACCACCGCCGACAGCTTTGTATTTAGTTCCTTTCATCATACCGCCGCCGTTGGCTTTGTATTTAGTTCCTTTCATTTTTTATCTCCTTCCAAACAAACCCATGTTTGAATTATTATTAATCATACCACCTTTTGCTGCAAAAGTTTTCACATTAGTGGGTTTACCACCAACGCCTTGTTTTTTTGCACGCTTGCGAGTGACCGCTGATCTTATTTGTGACTTAGTCATGCGCTTTGCTTTTGATCTTGGCACGCATTTTGGGTACTTGCGCTTAGATCCTTTTGCAGAAGCGCGGCCACATTGTTGAAACTTACCTTTTTTCTTTGGCGCACCTATATCTACCCAATCTCCTTTAGGGCCTTTGCCGAACCATTCTTTTAATGACATTACTTCTTCCTAGTCCTTCTTATAGCCTCTTTACCACGCTTAAATACATTAGCTATACCAGTTTTGCCCATAACTTTGGCTCTTTGTTCACCTACCGTTAAAATTTGTATTTTTCTAGCAAACGGTTTTTTTATGCGTTTTACTTTGTTTACAGTAGCATTTGCATCTTTCATGGTAGCAAACTTGATGCTAACGGTGTCCTTAGGATTTTCGTCCGTGTATAAGCGTCTACCCGAACCTTTAGGTTTTTTACCTGTGCCTTTTTTTGGATCTCTTTTTTTTCTCATCGGGACAATCTTCGTTTTAATCGTTTTTTATACTTAGCACTCTTTCTTTTGGTGCCATCTGATCGTTTTATTAGACCTCTTGCCTTGGCTGAGGCTCGTTCACTAAAACCTAGTTTTTTCCCTTGTCTAAGTTTGCGTCTTATAGTGCTACCTTTGGCAACCATTAGCTTCTTGGAACTCTAGTTTTTTTGCGTTTTGAATCCATCATGGCGCCACAGCCTCTGCCTTGGACCATTGTTACAGCTCCGCCGTTACGCATAAAACCCATTTTGTTTCTAACTCGTTTAGGTAATTTAGGTAAGCCTTTATTATCAGCCGGTATTGGTTTTAAATTTTTGTTGTTGACCTCACCACCAACAGCTTTTTTAGCTCCTTTGTATTTACCACCACGCTTTTTGTAAGTTCTAACTAGCCAAGCGTTTGCGTACGCGCTTGGGTAAACATCAAACTTGCGTTTAGCCTCTGCTTTCACTCTCGCATATAAGCTAGGATTAGCAACATTACTTGGTGCGCCTGACTTTTTCTTAGCTTTTCCACCTTTTTTTAGTTTTAATGTCTCTAAAGTCTTAGCTTGTTTAGCATGCGTATTGCTTGCTTTTTTCAGAGCTTTGGACACTTTCTTTATTTTTTTTCTTGCGTTTTTTCTAACAATCATTTAACACTTCCACCTTCTTCTTGCTTGCCTAATTCTAGAATTAGGATTATTTCTTGTTTTAGCTGAACTTTTTTTAAGTTGGCCTAAAGATCTAGCACAAAATGACTTACGCCTCTTTGCTGCTTTACTACCTTTTTTGACCTTACCTGTAACAGCACCTTTTAATTTAGAGCCTGGATTTTTTTTACGATAGGCTGCAATGCCTTTACGCGTCATCCCTGCTCCCTGTTTGGTAGGGCGATAATTACCGCCCTTGCCAACAGTGCGTCGAACTTGTTTTGCCCTACGCTTTGGTTTTTTTACAGCCATTAGCCGTAATTTTTATTCAATATCAAAATGATAGAGTAAGCATCGCCACTGGAGTGTCCGACTGTTGTAAAGTCGATATCTCCTGTTACGCCTGAACCTGCATTATTTGGTATTCCAGAAAACTGGTCAAAATACTCGTCACCAGAGCTATCCGGAGCCAAAGTCACTGCTAAAACATTAGTGCTTGCATCAAACTCGATGTCAACACCCATGCCTCGGCAAAACCAATGGATTCTTGCAATAGCTACGCTACTACAAGCTCTGCCTTTGCTATCTGCTTTGAGTGCCGAAACATCAACTTTTTTAACAGAAGATTCGCCTGTGCCATCAGATTCATTAGTAAATTTTAATATAGCAAGCCTCTCACCATCTTGAATGGTTTGTGAGGTAACTGTATCAGCCATTATCTACTCCTATAACTCTGTAACTGCTGTTCTTTCTTTGTAAGCACCTACATAGTCAACGGTAAGTGTTTTTGCAGCAGCAGCACCATTTTGAATACCAAAGGAGAGAGCAAGCTCTTCATCGTCTGGTGCATTAGTGCTAACCACTGTGCCAGCTAGAACATTATTTTGGTACACATGAAACTTTTGGTCTTTTGGATCATAAATGAATCCTAATGTCATAAAAGTGTCATCTGCCAAAGAGTTAGGCAAAGTTAAAGTAGATTGTGTACTGTCTTTTTCAACGATAAAGCTGATTGTTGCAGCTCCATCTTCTTTTAGAAAGAACACACCATCTGTTACATCCAATGGTGTTGTGTCAGTTAGTTGTAAACCAGCGACAATATCAGACTGAGTTGCGTCATTAGTTTTAAATCTAATGTGAAACCCGATTTGTTTGCCTGCCTCGTACTTGAAACCTTCCTTCACCAATTGAAAAAAGTCGTGGTCATTATCAGCATCGTCATTGGTAATCAACAACAACCCGCCGTCACCGTCAGTTAAGGCCTCACTGGCGTTACCAGAGCCACCTTCTGTTGTTGTAATCGTCCAATCAGACGCTAGGTAAGTATCAAAATCATTAAAGTATTGATGATACTTGTGTGGTGCAGGTGCTTTTAGTTTACCTAATGTTCCGTCAGACGAGACATTGGTAACACCCGATGTAAAATGCGTAGTCATAATCAGCCTCCTATAAAATTAGCCATTGCAAACACCATGCTTGCAACAATCATTTCTACATTATTGATAATACTCTTTGACTGTTATTTACGCAACTAAGAACTAGCTATAAGGTTTTTTACCATTTAGTTTATTTAGATGATCTATCGTGGTTTTGGCGTCAATATGTAAGATGCCATAGCCACCTGCGTCTTGCCACGCCTTAATATTGCTTTGTTTATCGTCAATCAACACATGTCCTGGTCTAGCAAACACTGCTTTGTCTTTGCCTTTAAGGGTGCATGTGATGATAACGCTTGGATGTACATATTTTCTAATCCAATAAATTTTATCTTTGGTTGCTTTGTCTCTATTAACCATACCAGAGCAAGATAAGATCTCCCAATCAATACCACAATTCTTGCAATAATTAACCAAAGCCTGCATGTCGTTCATAGGTGGCAGATCTCTGAACAAACCAGCATTAGTAAATTTGAGTTTTTGACTGTCATAGGACGCTTGTCTATAAAACGGCCCGTTAAGATACTTAGAGCTTTCAACACCACGGACGAAGTCCGCTAAGACTCCGTCCATATCAACAAATATTTTGGTTATCTCTGTCACTTATAAGCCTTTCTGAGTTGATCTGGTGTAAACTTTGGGTTAAAACTCCAAGTTATTTCTGCGTCCTTTGCCATTTCTCTAGCGCACGCGTCCTTAAGATAAACATGCAACCAGTAAGCATCAGTCTCAAACCAGTTGTCAACCTCACAAGCCTGATAGTCCCAACAACATAACATATTATATATATCTTTAGCCTGTAACTGACAATACCCAACACCGTCTAACAAACTCTCGCCTATACCATCCGTAGCGTAAGGTAAAATATCGAGACAATCTTGCACATAGCCTTTAAAATCTTCCTCTGTGTCACCGTATCTAGCAATCAAGCTGTCAATGTTAGCTTGCGCTAACAACCTAACCATATTCTTTGGCTCACAATCTATTTGCTCTTTGGTAAAACAGTTATAGGCATATTTTGCCTTTTCGTCATGTTTTGCCCACTTTACAATCTCAGCTATGTGCTGAGGCTCAACTAAATATGCACTCATAGTCCCTCCTTAATTCTCATAAGCCATTAATGTGCCAGCATCGTAGTTCTCACAATACCAACCGTGTTTATTCATAAACTTCTCAAACTCTGGATTTACTCCAAAAGTATCAAGCCAAAGTTCGTTCCAATAGTCATACATGGGTAAGCCGTCGATAACTTCACCACACTCACTACCTCTAAACCAAATACCTTTTTGGTTTGGATCACCAAAGAAATCGCTAGCTGGAGCAGCTTTGGCTTTTGGATAGAGTTTGTTAATCTTTTTGATTAGAGCACCTTCTTTCATAGTCCCTCCTGTTGGTTACAAATTAATTTACTCACATAGTTAATATACTAAACATTGCAACTTTATGCAACTATTTACATACATTATTTTTAATTAATTTAGACCAAAAAAAAGGGCCAATTAAGGCCCTTCAATGTAATACTGAGGAAAAAAGTGTATTACTACTTCAAACTATGCACCTTGAGATCCAAAGATTCCTCTCCAATCAGAGAAACCAAATGAATATCTTTCTCTAGCCTTATATCTAATATTGCCAGTTGAAAAGTCTGGCTCCATAGAAGTCTCCATTGGAGATCTTTGGAACATTTTAAGACCTTCACCTGCGCTATTTACAGATGTAAGAATAAAGTATGCGTCGGGATCAGTTAGATAATGATTAACTGAGTAGCCACCAGGCATGACACCTGTGTTTCTAATCGCGTTAATATCGTTATCAGCAGTTCCAGATCTTAACTGAGAGTTTAAAATTCTGTCAGCCACAAAAACTAATTGTGGTGGGACAATAAGTTTGTCCGCTTGTACAGAAATTGTTAGTCCTCTGTCATCTGTAAATGTTGATATATCGATAAGATTATCTTCCAATGACGCCTCATTCAAGTCAGCCATGGTTGTAGCTCTGTTTGCAGCTGTACCACCACCGGAAAGTGGGTGATCTGTTGCAATTAGAGATTTACCATCACCGCCTGTAAAGCTAGATGAGAAAGCGTTGTTTAAAACATCGGCACCTTTGACTTCCTTAGTGTTAGCCATAGATTTTGCTAATGCTTTTACATATCTCTTCCCGAGACTGTCATATAAATTGTCTTCAACTGCTTCTTCTGTTAAAGCAAACGCTAATGCCACGGTATCGTGTGTATAACGCGCACTGTAACTTTCAGATGCGTTGTCGAATTGAACCCCTTGTCCTTCGGACTTAAGTGGTGCAGAACCAAATCCTGTAATTAATACTTCTTCTTCAAATGCTCTATTTGAATCTTCGATAACAAAAATATCTTCATACTCGTTCTCATAAGAGTCATAGGACATCCCAAAAAGGGCATTAAGACCAGGCTCTAGCTCCTTTGCTAATTGTGCTCTTGATATAGCCATAATTTACTCCTTAAGCTAAACCAGCACCTTTCTGTCCCATTATGTGATTTTGGATCACACAAAGAACATTGGTGTTAGCCGATGAAACATCGTCGTTATCAGGATCCTGAGATATGTCTAATGCTTTGAGTGGTAAAGTTGCCGTAGTAGCTCCTGTACCAACATCAAGTTCTGTATTAGATATCCCAGACGAAGTATCGCCAACTGGTGAACCATCAACAATGTCGAAATTTCCGAACAAGTCTGCTACTGGCATAGCAGCATCAGCTTGTACTTCAAAAACAACATTAGGATCATCAATGACGCTTGCGATTATATCCGAAGCAGCAATGCTACCTGGATAATGATTTTTAAACACTTGTTCGCCTGTTGTTGGATCAGTGTATTGAACGCCGTTAAACACACCGACAATTGGAACCGTGCCTGAGGCTGCATGTCGACCAATAACCCCAGCAGTTAGCTGAGTGACCAAGTCTCCTTGGAATATTGGTGTCGTTGCTCCACTAGCAATCCTATATCTAGATTGACCTCCAGAATAAGGTGCTCCGCCCATCATACGAACAGGTTTACATCCAAATGCGCTATTATTATTAGCCATAGAATATTCTCCTAAATATGATTGTTACTTT